ATGGTTCTGTAGTTCACACAGGGTTAATTCCATTCCTCAAATACTTTCAAGCAGCGGTTAAGTCTTGCTCACAAGGCGGTGTTCGTGGGGGTGCAGCTACTGTATATCTACCGATATGGCATTACGAATTTGAAGATCTAGTAGTACTTAAAAACAATAAAGGTATTGAGGAAAATCGTGTACGTCATATGGACTATGCATTCCAATTAAATAAATTGATGTATGAAAGATTATTGACTGGTGGTAATATTACCTTCTTTGATCCAAATGACGTGCCTGGATTGTACGAAGCTTTCTTTGACGATCAAGACAAATTTAGAGAGTTATACGAAAAATATGAGAGAGCATATTCTGTTCGTAAAAAGACTCTACCAGCATCAGAAGTATTCTCAACTCTAATGCAGCAAAGAAAAGACACAGGTAGAATCTATGTAATGAATGTAGATCACGCGAATGACCATGGTGCATTTATTGCTAAAAAAGCTCCAATACGTATGAGCAATCTATGTTGTGAGATTGATCTACCAACAAGTCCGTTAACAGATAATCCAGATGAAGGCGAAATATCTCTATGCACACTATCAGCAATCAATTGGGGATTAATTAATGAACCCAAAGACTTTAAAAAATATTGCGATCTTTCTGTCCGTGCTTTGGATGAGTTGCTTGATTATCAGTCTTACCCTGTACGCGCAGCAGAACGGGGCACTATGAATCGTAGGCCTCTAGGTATCGGTATTATTAACCTAGCATACTTCTTAGCAAAACGTGGACTTAAATACGACGAAGGAGCTTTTGAAACAGTAGATGAATATGCAGAAGCATGGTCATACTACTTAATTGAGGCTTCACAGCAATTAGCAGTAGAAAAAGGCGAAATAAACGCAAAAAATGATACAAAATATGCCGGTGGAGTTCTCCCAATTGATACATATAAACGAGAGCTAAATAATTTAATAGAGCATACGGAAAGACTACCGTGGAACGAGCTTCGTGAGAAACTCAAAGAAACAGGTACTCGAAATTCCACACTCATGGCACTTATGCCAGCTGAAACAAGCGCTCAAATTTCTAATAGTACGAATGGTATTGAACCACCTCGTGCATTAGTTAGTTACAAACAGTCAAAAGATGGTGTTATGGCTCAGGTTGTTCCTGGTTATCATCACCTTAAAAACAAGTATGACTTATTGTGGGATCAAAAATCTCCTGATGGTTATCTTAAGATCTGTGCTATTCTCCAAAAATACATAGATCAAGGCATTAGTGTAAATACTTCTTATAATCCAGAACACTATGAGGATAATAAGATACCAATGTCCGTAATGTTGACTGATCTTGTAACGTCTTACAAATACGGTCTAAAGCAGTTGTACTACTTTAACACTTTTGATGGTGCTGGAGAAATGGTCGACGAAACAACACATCATGCATATGACGGAGAGAGTTCACAATACGAGGACGAAGATGATTGTGAATCATGTAAAATATGAAGAAAAAAAGAATACCTTTAAAAGGCGGTGACGAGTTTGATGCTCTTACTCCGGCAAGAAAGTGGTATAAGTACTTGACGAGCCCTGGTGTTACAAAGAGTATTAAGAAAGGTTATAATAAACGATTTAGAAAACAAGGAAAAATGAATGGCTGTATTGAAGAAGAATAAAAAATCGCACTTACTGAAAAATATGTTTCTTGATGAAGCGGTTGATATTCAGCGATATGATGAAGTAAAATATCCACAGATGGATAAAATCACAGATAAACAATTAGGTTTCTTTTGGAGACCTGAAGAAGTTGATGTATCAAAAGACAAAAAGGATTTTAATGCTCTTACAGAAAATGAACAACACATTTTTACGAGCAATTTAAAAAGACAAATTCTACTTGATAGTGTACAAGGACGTGCGCCTAACTTAGCATTTCTACCTATAGTATCACTACCTGAAGTAGAGAACTGGATTGAAACCTGGTCATTCTCTGAAACAATTCACAGTAGATCATACACACATATTATTCGTAATATCTATCCAGATCCATCTTTTGTATTTGATGATTTATTATCACAAAAGAATATTATGGATTGTGGTAAGTCTATTGGTAAATACTATGATGATTTGATTGATGCGAATCATGGTCCGACAAATAAAATGGATCATAAGCGAGCAATTTGGATGGCTATGATGAGTGCTAATGCATTAGAAGGTGTAAGATTCTATGTGTCATTTGCGTGTTCATGGGCATTTGCTGAACTTAAAAAGATGGAAGGTAATGCAAAGATTATTAAATTGATTGCTCGTGACGAAAATGTACACTTAGCATCAACTACTACTATGCTAAAACTTCTTAAGAAAGAAGATAAAGATTTTGAAAAGATTGCAAAAGAATTAGAAGCAGAATCAATTGCTTTATATGAAGAGGTAATTAATCAAGAAAAAGAATGGGCTAAATATCTATTTCAGAACGGTTCAATGATTGGACTAAATGAGAAGATATTAAGTGATTATATCGAGTGGATTGGTTGTAAAAGAATGAGAGCAATTGGATTACCTTGCCCTTATGTAACTCCACAGGCAAATCCATTACCATGGACTGAAAAATGGATTGGCGGAGGTAACGTGCAAGTTGCTCCACAAGAAACTGAAATTAGTTCATATGTAATCGGTGGCGTAAAGCAGGATATAGATAGTAACGCATTAGCCGGTTTAAGTCTATGATACATGTACCATGGTTTACAAAACCGGAAAAAGTTTTACAAGTAGTAAACCTATCACCGAGTGAATCGTGGATAGAAAAATTAACAGAAATACATCCAATGAGACAAATATTTTGGGCTGCAGTAATTCAAGTTGCTGTATTTGGCTTTATGTTATTATCATTTTGGACAATTAATGGAGTAGTGAATTGAATATAGAAATTTGGGGTAAAGAGCCATGCCCGTTTTGTACAATGGCCAAAAACTTATGTGAGCAGAAAGGACTAAAGTTTAGCTATAAGCATTATGGAATAGATTTTGACAGAAACGAAATGATCAAAACATTTCCAACTGCAAGGACATTTCCTCAGATTATAGTTGACGAAGAAAAGATTGGTGGGTACGATAACTTAAAACAACTACTAGGATAAAATATGAAACGAACAGTCGTCAATTGTGATTATTGTTATAATAAAAGTATAATAGGCCACGAAGACGACGAAATAGTTTTATTTTGTCCAATGTGTGGTGAGAAACAGGACGAAGATCTAGATGAGCTAGATTTTAACGAATAAGGATATGACGTGGCATTATCAAGGCACAGAATGGCAGGAACCCGAAGAGTTCAATCACAAAGACGTGTATGGCTTTGTATACATGATAACGAATCGAGCAACGGGTCGGAAATACATAGGCAAGAAGTTTTTTTGGAGTCAAAAAACATTGCCGATAACGAAGACTCGAAAACGCCGAAAGAAAACGTTAGTTGAGTCTGATTGGAAAAGTTATTATGGATCAAATAAACATCTAAACGAAGATGTTGAAAAGATGGGTCCAGATACGTTTTACAGAGAAATATTGCATCTATGTAAAACAAAAGGCGAATGCTCATACATGGAAGCTAAAGAGCAATTCGATAGAGAAGTGTTGTTGACGGATGATTACTATAATGGTATTATTCAGATACGACTTGGTGGTAACGCAATTAAAAAAATTAAATAAGGATATATTATGTTAGAAACTATATGTGAAGTGATGAAGCATTCATACGATAAAGGTATGATAAGTACAAGGGATGGTAATGTTTCAATTAGACATGCTGATAGAGATCACTTCTATGTTACGCCTTCGGGCATTAGAAAACCTGTCATTCAATACGACATGTTTAAAAAATTAAAAGTCGATGATTGTGAAGAGATGTATTTCACTGATATCGCATCCGGCCTAAAAGCTACAGGTGAATTGCCTTTGCACTGGGGCTTACAAAAAAACATTCCAACAGATACTCGAGTAGTGTTACACACACATCCAACGTATATCGTAGCGGCTATGCATGCTGGAATTCAATTAAATAATCTGGTACTATTATTCCCGGAACTTGGTAGATACTCAAGAGTTGCTGAGAATGTTCCAGATGTTCCACCAATAAGCCAAGAATTGGCAGATGAAACATTTAAAAGATTAGGTTTACAGGAAGATGGAACCTGCTTTTTTGATGTTATAGGTATTAAAGGCCACGGCGTTGTGGCAATTGACGAAACCCCATGGAGAGCATTTGAGCACGTTGAAAGGTTAGATCATATATGTAAGATCGTATTAGCCTCAGGAAATTATTAAAAAAACTGTGTACATTTCTTAAAAAGCGTGTTATAATATATACATATGAAAGACAATATAATTCAATTTCCTATTAAGGAAAGAATACAACAGATCGAAGACGAGCTTGAGTATGAAAGAGAAGAATACGAAGCGTTCACTGAAGAATGTAAAGATACTTCTCAGGTTATACTGTTAATGATTGAAGAGCTATTATTAAACGATAGTAGCTCATTCGAATATATCGATTTTAGAGATTCGTCATTACCTGAATCAAGGGACATGTTCGTAATCATAAATATGATATCTTCGATGTTAATGAGATACGGCGGAGCAAGTCATTTTTTACATGACAACTTTGACGTAATATATGAACAAATAATGGAAGCGAAAGAATGATTTTACTTGACTATAGCCAGATAGCGCTATCAAATATTATAGTACAGAAACTTAATGATGAGAATATGATACGACATATGATCCTTAATAGTATTCGTATGTACAACAAAAAATATCGTAATGAATATGGACAAATGGTAATTTGTGCCGATGGAATGAACACATGGAGAAAAGATTATTTTCCTTTGTATAAAGCCCATCGTAAAAAGAATAGGTCTGAATCAGATCAAGATTGGCCTGAAATATTTAGGATTTTAAATTTGGTTAGAGAAGAAATTAGAGAAAACCTTCCATATAAGGTTATTCATTTAGAAGGTTGTGAAGCCGATGATATTATTGGTACACTCGCAATGCAGACTCAAGAATTTGGTCAACACGAACCAGTCATGATCGTATCTTCGGATAAAGATTTTATCCAACTCCACAAATACAACAACGTAAAACAATACTCACCTATTCAAAAGAAAATGGTAAGTGATCCTAATCCTAGGACATATTGTTTTGAACATATATGTAAGGGAGATAAAGGTGATGGTATACCTAACATACTATCTCCGGATAATGCTATTATTGATGAGATTCGTCAGTCACCAATGACTAAGAAAAAAATACAGCACTGGGCAGAAAATATCGATAACCTAAAAGGAGTCATGACTGAGGACGAGTATAGGAATTATCAGAGAAATAGGACACTGATTGATCTAGCTGAAATCCCAGAATCTATTCAGGGTAATGTTATAAATACTTTTAACGGACAAAAAGTCCCAATGAAAATGAAAGTGTTAAACTACTTAATTAAAAAAAGATGCAATCTATTGATTGAATGTGTGGAGGAATTTTATAATGGATAAACCATTAATATCAGAAATATTAGCAGCAGCTAACAAACTAGGATCTAAAGATAAAAGGATCGCTTATTTAAAGGAGCACGACTGTACTGCTCTAAAAGACATTTTGCGTATCGCTCATGATGACGCAATATTATTATCATTACCTGAAGGTGCACCACCTTTTAAAAAGGCAGACCCTAAAGGAGATCTAAGAGAACTTAGATTCGAATATCCTAAGTTTAGAAACTTTGTAAAGGAGGCTTCTCCAAACCTAAATCAATTTAAACGCGAGACGGTTTTTATCGACTTGCTTCAAGCTATTCACCCGGATGATGCAGAGCTTTTCTGTGATGCTAAAGATAAAAAACTAAAATACAAGTATATTACAAAGACATTAGTTAAAGCAGCATTTCCGACACTAATTAAAAAATAGGAGAAGTCTAACGATACAATCTATATCATGATAGTTTTTTCAATTCACTTAACCCGGAGATTGCTTATGAGTTATATTCAAATTGAACGCCT